CGCTTGAGGCCCGACTGCACCCACGCCATGTTGTCTAGGCGCACGCCTTTGGGTTTGTATTTGCTACGCTTTCTCACGCGCTTGTTCCTTGAGCGTAGCCCATGCCACTTGGGCACATCGGGCGCATTGGTAGTGGTACTGGGTGCGATGTGGCGATGGGGTCAACAGCCAGCGGTGTTTGCATTGGGTCATTTGTCTTTCCTCGCTGGACAGTTGCGTCCTTGGTCACAGTCTTCATTGCATGGTGGGCATGATCTGGCTCGGATAGCGGCAGCGCATTCTTTTGGGCCGCTGTTGTCGCCCATATGCCAAGTCCAGTGCAATTCATCACACACCTTTGCACACGCCTCACGCTCATCAGCACGAGCAAGGGCAACCAGTGCGTCAACATCAGGCCGCTGTGCTGCGGGTTGGGTGGTGTACATGTCTTGAATTTCTTTGGCGATAGCGACGGCAAGCTGAACGTCCATCGGCTTCTGTGCGTTTTCTGGATGCGTCCAGCCACGGGCAATAGCCCCAAGCACATCCTCCCACGCCGCAGGCTCCTGCACAGCTTTCAACGCTGCAACCTCCCGCCGTGACTCAGCCAGCGCATCGCTCAGGATTTCCACCTGCCTATTGGTGGCATCAAGCTCGGCTTGCAGGTCACACACTTCGCATTTGTCTTTCATACAGCCCCCGCCAGCCACCAAAGGCCACAGACAAACAGCATCGCCACGACACCCGCAGTGGCGGCGAGGCCACGAATCTCTCGTTTGACGCGCGATTTTCTAATAGGGCAGTCGCGGCCCTGGCGGCAGTTGCCGTAGTCGTCACAGCAGTTCATTGCAGTCTCTCCACGGGTGGGGGAACCATCTTCTCGCTGGGCGGCGTCCAGCCGTACTTGCGCCACAGGGCCTGAACATCAGCCCCGCTGCTCCACTTGAAGTCTGGGTGTCCTACTGGAATCCACGGTGTAGTTTTGGTCATGATTTGCTCCTTCGATTACTAAGTGCCGGTAGGCACGGATTGCTGTCTTCAAGTCCGCTTGCAGACTCTCGATCAGCTCTTCTTGCTCAGACAACCGCACAGCAGCGTCTTGGGCAAACTTTGCCAGGTTGCGCGACTCCCACGCCGCGAACCTGCTCATCGGGTAGTGGCCAGCGCCAGCAGCTCGGCCCTCTCTCTGGCCACACGTAGCGTGTTGTAGCGCTGGTGCAGGCGCTCGATCACCTTGACGCGGCGAGGGCCAGCCATCTCAGTGTCCAGCAGCGCCTTGACGTCGGTCTCTGGCAGCAGTGCCAGCACCTCGTTAAGTTTTCGCCAGGTGTAGCTCAATTTTCTTCTCCAGTTGTTCGATCAGTTTGGTCGTGCGGTCGTGCGTGCGCTGCGCTGCGTTGAGCTGGCGCGTCTTGTGCCGCAGCTCAGACTTAGCCGCCCGCAGTTTGGCTTTCCATTGGTCGATTCGTTTCATTTCAGGGCCTCCAAGGCGATTTGAGAAAGGGATAGCTTGTCGTGCAGCGAGCGCCAGATTTTATGATCGACAGTTGCGTCGGTCAGAAATACGTAGCACCACACGTCATGCCGCTGGCCGCTACGATGCAAGCGCCCGACGGTCTGCTCGTACAGTTCAAGCGACCAGGGCAGGGACAAGAAGACGATGTGGTGTCCTCCGTGCTGGAGGTTGAGGCCGTGGCCAGCAGACTTGGGATGGACCGCGAGGATCGCAACCTCACCTCGGTTCCAGCGCTCGATGGCGTCGTCATCGTCAAGGGTCGTAAGGTGTTTAAACCGTCGCTTGAGTTCGGCAAGTTCTTCTTGGTATTGGTAAACAAGGAGGGTATTCGCATGTTGATTCTCATCAAGCAGTTCTTCAAGGCGATCAAACTTGTGTGACGACAGCCAGATCGGGCCGTTGTCGGAGTACAGGAAACCAGACGACATCTGCTGCAACTTCTGCGTGACGACAGCAGCGTTGACCGCCACCACGTCGTCCAGCACGAAGTCCTTCTTCATCTTGTTGTAGTCAGCCATGTCCATCTTGCAGGCCACCTCCACGGTGTGCAGGGGCGGCAGCTTGTCTTTGTATTCGCCAGGCTCCAACACGAACGTCGCGGGCTTGATGCGGTGCATGACCAACTCCAGCGAACCGGGGCGCGGCTTCCAGTCGCCGAAGTCTTTGTTGACCAGCGTGAAGTACTGCTGCATAAACGCGCCTTTGGCGCGGCCCAGCAGCGACTGGTCGACGATCTTGCACTGACCGAAGACGTCCTCAAGGCCGTTGCTGGTAAACGAGCCAGTCAAGCCCCAGCGCACGGTGATCGGGTCCATGACTTTCAGCAGCGCCTTGAACCGAGTGCCAGACGGGTTCTTCAGCTTGGTCAGCTCGTCAAACACAATCGCGTCGAAGTTCAGCTTCTGCTCGGCCAGCCACTGGATGTTGTCGTAGTTGGTGACGACGATGCGGGCGTTGCTTTTGAGCGCCGCCAGTCGCTCTTTGGGTGTGCCCACGGCTATGGCCAGCGAAGCCATAGGCGCCCACTTGGGCTGCTCGACGGGCCACACGTCGGTGCAGACGCGCTTAGGCGCGAGCACCAAGAAGCGCATGGCGTAGCCGTCTTTGAGAATGGCCTGCATGGCCGTCAGCGTGATGGCTGTCTTGCCCGCACCCACCGGCGCCAGGATCATGGCGCGGTCGTGCTCAAACAAGAAGTCAGCAGCCGTCTCTTGATAGTCACGCAGTTTCACGCAGCCACCCATCGATTTGATCTTTGTTCCATAAACAAACGTACTTTTGCTTCATCAGCGCCATGTCACTGGCGAAGACCTTCTGCAACTCTGACAGCCTGCCGCCCTCGGTCTTGACCTCTACGAACCATGTCTGGCCGTTGGGCAGGCACACGATCCGGTCGGCCACGCCGCGATGCGCAGGGCTGGTGAACTTGTACGCCCGACCGCCTAGCTCTTTGACGCGCTTGACGAGGTGGGCTTCAATCTGGCGCTCTAGCATCTTCCAACTCTCGATTAATCGCCATGATTGCCGCGTGCGCTGCGCGCATCTCAGAACTTTTAAACAGCTCTTCCTGACTCATAAAGCCAAACATTCGCCATGTGAGCGCCAGTAGCGCTTTTCGGGCCTGCTCTAAGGTTTTTTCTTTGCTATCCATTTTGCACCTCTGTTGTTGATGACACGAATAATACATGAAAAAAAGATTTGCACAAAGTATTTTTTGTGTGTTATGATCGCTTCACCCAATTTCGGGTAGTCACTACAGGACAGTCAAATGAACCACACTTTGCTCCCCCAGTATCTTCAATATCAACTCAAGGCCGCTGCTGCCACTGAGCGCTTAGACATGGTAGACGCCGCTATCAACACCGTGCGTCGCCAAGCTCCAGAGAAATTCCACACAGAGGCAAGCCTCAAAACCCGCGTGTTCTTTGACGAGCCACGAGGCCATTACGTTGGTACGTTCGTTAAGCCAGCACCTTCGCGCATCTAAGGAGAACCACCATGAAGATAGAGTTCACCCGCGCCGAGATTGAGGACATCATCTTGGCCCACGTCAACGGCCTTATCCCCGGCCAAGACTTCAACACCGTCGAAGGCTCCAGCTACCGCGATCTGCCCAGCAGCATCGTCGTCAGCACGAAAGAAAAAGATGCAGCACAGTAACATCGTCGGCGGTAGCACCGCCAAGCGCGTCATCAACTGCCCTGGCAGTGTGGCGCTGGTGCAGAAGATGCCACCAAAGCCCAGCAGCAAATACGCCGACGAAGGCACGCTGCTGCACGACGTGATTGCCGAGCACTTGGCAACGCTCAAACCCTTGGAGTCTTTCATCGGCAGGAAGTACCAAGACCAAGTGCTCACGCAAGAGCTGATCGACGACAAGCTGGTGCCAGCACTGGCGCTGCTCGACGAGATCGACCCCAAGCAAGAGATGACCTACGAAGTTGAGACACGAGTCGGCTTTGGCGATCTGCTGCCCGGCGTGTTCGGCTCCACCGACTTCGTAGGCCGATTGGGCAATAAGGCCGTCGTGCTCGACTGGAAGTTCGGCGACGGTGTGGCCGTGACAGCCGAAGAGAACGAGCAGCTCATGTTCTACGCAGCCGCCGCGATGCGCACAGAAGCCTTGCAGTGGGCCTTCGAGGGCGCAACAGAAATCGAGTGCGTGATCGTGCAGCCGCCTATGATTCGCCGCTGGACGACAACGCCCGAGCGCATTGCTCAGTTCGAGCACCAACTCGTCAAAGCCGTCAGAGCAGCCGAGCAGCCCGACGCTGGTATTAAAGCTGGCGACCACTGCCGCTGGTGCGCGGCCAAGCCCGTCTGCCCTCAGATGACGGGTGAGGTCGAGCGTGCGGCGTTGGTGCAGTTGAAAGAGATCGACGCCGCTACGCTGGGCCAGTATCTGGCCAAGGCCGACGTGCTGGAGGGCTGGATCACAGACCTCAGAGCGCTGGCGTTTCAGTTGCTTGAAAAGAACATCCCCGTGCCTGGGTATAAGATTGTCCAAAAGCAAGCGCGTCGCCAATGGGCCGACGAGACCAAAGCAATCGCTGCGCTGCACGACATGGGCGTGCCCCGTGGCGAGCTGTTCAGCCCAGAAGAAATTCGCAGCCCTGCTCAGATTGAGAAGGTGCTGAAAAAGCGCAAGTTGGCACTGCCTGACGATCTCGTCAAGTCGGTGTCATCAGGCACAACACTGGCAAGCGAGGATGACTCCCGCCCAGCAGTGTTGCAACTAGGCGACCTTCGTGCCGCCATTTCTAAACTCCAGTGAAAGTAAGATATGCAACTCGCAACATTCTCTAAAGCAAACCTCCCAGCCCTGACCAGCGCCCTGCGTAACCTCCAACCCGTTGGTGGTGACGTTGGCGTGGCCATCATCAAGATGGACAAAGGTGGTCATTGGGTCTTCGGTGCAGAGCAGACCGAGATCGAAGAAGGCTCCACTTGGGCCGTCAATCCTTTGTCGTTCGTCCACGGCTTCATCGCCTGGGGTGACGGTGAGGTGTTGGCCGAAAAGATGGTGAGCATCGCCAACCCGCTGCCCGACCTCGACGAAGCGCCTCCCGGTGCCAAGAAGGGCTGGGAGAGCCAAGTCGGTATGTCGCTTAAATGCGTCTCCGGCGAAGACAAGGGCTTGGAAGCCCGCTACACCGTGACGTCAGTCGGCGGTAAGCGTGCGGTGCAGACCTTGGCTGTGGCCTTGGCTGATCAGGTCGAGAAGGACCAGAGCAAGCCAGTGGCCATCGTGCGCCTGAAGAAGGACTCCTATCAGCACAAGTCGTACGGCAAAATCTACACCCCGGTCTTTGAGATCGTCGAGTGGATGAGCATGGACGGCGAAGCGCCAGAAGTGGCTGCTGAAGAAGCACCAGCCCGCCGCCGCCGCGCAGCGTAACCTTTTCTGATGCCCTGTGACAGAGGGCATTGGAAAAGGAACCGACTATGACTGTGCTTTTTTTGGACTACGAGACTCGCAGCCGTTGCGATCTCAAGGCACGTGGGGCTTATAACTACTCCAGAGACGCGTCGACGCAAATACTTTGCCTGTCGTATGCGTTTGACGACGAGGATGTACAGACTTGGTTGCCCGGCCAACCATTTCCGCAGCGTATGTCAGACCACTTCAAAAACGGTGGCCAGATTCGTGCGCACAATGCAGGCTTTGACCGTCTGATAACCGAGTACGTCCTGTGCCCTGACTTTGGCGTGCCTACGCCGCCGCTTGCAAGCTGGTATTGCACCGCAGCACAAGCCCGTGCCAACTGCGCGCCCGGCTCGCTGGAGGACGTGGGTCGCTTTGCGGGCGCTGACATGCGCAAGGACCATCGCGGCAGCCAACTGATCCGGCTGCTGTCTGTGCCGCAGCCCAACGGCCAGTTCCGTGAGGACGCAGCGCTCATGGAAGAGATGGTGCGCTACTGCGAACAGGACGTCCGTGTGATGCGTGTTATCAGTAAGGCGCTGCGCCCGTTATCCGATGACGAACTCAAGGACTATCACGTCAACGAGCAGATCAACGACCGTGGTGTGCTGGTAGACGTGCCGCTGTGCCAAGCCGCGATCAAGTACGCCGCCGATGAGACCGTGGAGATTCAGCAGATCGTGTCCGAGGTGACCGATGGCGAGATCACCAGCGTGCGCAGCCCCAAGATGCGCGAGTGGGTGCTGGCGCGTGTCGGACCAGAGGCCAAGAAGCTGATGTGGAACGGCGAGAAGTATTCGATTGACAAGACCGTGCGGGCCAACTTGCTCGCCATGGAGGACCCCGATGAGATTCCGGCCCATGTTGCAGACGTTATCCAATGCGCAGACGACCTCTGGGCGTCTTCGGTTGCGAAGTTTGCGCGTCTCTCGAACCTCGCCGATGAAGAAGATCACCGAGTCCGAGGCGCTTTCGTTTTTGCTGGAGGCGCTGCCACCGGACGAGCGTCGAGCTATGGCGCTCAGGTTCACAACTTTACCCGCAAATGCGCCAAAGAGCCTGATGAAGTACGCCACGCTATGGTGCGTGGGCACGCAATCACACCAAGATTTGGTCGCCGCATTACAGATGTGCTCAAGGGGATGCTCCGGCCCGCGCTGATCGCCAAGCCTGGCCACGTCCTGATCGCCTATGACTGGTCGGCCATCGAGGGCCGTGTGCACCCGTGGCTGTCCAACTGCCCGGCAGGCGAGGGTAAGCTGGACGTGTTTCGCTCGGGCCTTGACCCGTACAAAGTCAACGCAGCCGCGACGTTCGGTGTGGCCTACGCCGATGTAACCGGCGACCAGCGCCAGGTCGGCAAGGTGCAGGAGTTGGCCCTTGGATTCTTAGGCGGTGCGGGCGCGTTCGAGGTGTTCGGCAGGGCCTACGGCATCCGGCTTTCGGTGGCCGAGGTGAACAAAGCCGTGGAGGGCTGGCGCAGGGCGAATCCTTGGGCGCAGGCCCACGGCCAGCAGCTAGAAGCCGCCTACCTTCGGGCTATGCGAAACAAAGGTTTTGAGTTTGCCGCAGGGCGTACTGTGTACTTGTTTGACGGCCAAACGCTCTGGTACAGTCTGCCCTCTGGCCGGGTTCTGTGCTACCCCAACGCCAAATTTGACGCCGAAGGCAACGTGACATACACCAAAGCTGCTTGGAAACCCGCTGCTGACGCCAAGGAGTGGCCTCGCGCCCGTCTGTGGCGCGGTCTGGCTTGCGAGAATGTCACGCAGGCGACAGCTCACGACATTTTGCGTCACTCATTGCGTCAATTAGATGGCGTCGTTTTGCACGTTCACGACGAGATCGTCGTCGAGTGCCCGGCTCAAGAGGCCGAGGCAGTCGCCGCACATATGCACCAGATCATGTGCACCCCGCCTGCTTGGGCCGAGGGCTTGCCCTTAGCCGCCGAGGGCGTCACCACCACCCGTTACTCGTAGAAAAGAAAACGCCCGGTGGGAGCCGGGCGCTAAAAGGAGAACCATCATGAAATCACTTCTGGATTATATCTGTTCGCTGGCCGCAGAGGGAGAGACTGCGCTGATCGTGCGGCAAAAGCCCATCGGCAACACGTTGCAGTTCCACGCCGACGGTGCGATCAAGGCCACTTGGCCAGCGATGCTGCCCACGGCCAAGATCAAACCCGGCTGGGCCGTCTACGGCAACACCGCCTCGTTTATCGTTGACCGCTTCAAGGACGGTCACGTCTCGGCTTCGGCAGCAAATTGTGAATACGTTTTGGTGATGGTGCTGGATGATGTGGGCACGGCCAAGGTGCCGAACACCTGCCCGCTGCCCCCGACTTGGATCATGGAGACCTCGCCCGGCTCGTTTCAATGGGGCTACGCCTTCGGCGAGCAGCCGCGCAAGGGTGAGTTCGCCGCCGCGATCAAGGCCATTGCCGAGGCTGGTTTCACTGACAAGGGCGCGATCAACGCCGTGCGCAATTTCCGTCTGCCCGGCTCGATCAACATGAAACCCGGCAACAACAACTTCGCCGCCGTGTTGGTGGAGTTCAACCCCGGCCGCGAGTACACCTTAGAGGAACTGTGCAAGGCGATGAACGTCACGCCCGGCCCGGTCGAGTCGGTTTACGCCCCGGTGCGGGTGCAGGATGACGGCGGCGATGACGTGATGGCGTGGCTGTCGGATAACGGCCTCGTGCTCTCAAACATGAACCAAGAGGGCTGGCTGGGCGTGCATTGCCCGAACGCCGCCGAGCACACAGACGGCAACCCCGAGGGCCGCTACATGCCTGCAAACCGGGCGTACTGCTGCCTGCACTCGCACTGCCTGGAGCTGGATTCGTCTGTCTTCTTGAAGTGGGTGGCCGACAGCGGTGGCCCCGTCCACTCGCCCGGCCTGCGTGATGAACTGCTGGTCAGCGCCATGGAGTCAGCGCTGTCTAAGTTGCAACCCACGCCAGAGTTCCCCAACGTGGCGGCTGCTGTCGTGGCCGAAACTGAGCGCAAGGAAATGGCGCGGGTCGAGAAGGCCGACTGGTGGGACCGTTTCGCGTATCTGCAAGACGATGACGCCTACTTCGATATGCAAGACCGCCGCGAGATCAGTAGGTCGACATTCAACGCCATGTTCCGGCACATCGGCTGCAAGTCCATCCACAATGGCCGCAAGGTCGAGGCCAGTTACTCGTTTGACGAACAGCGCCAGGACAAGGGCGCTCAGTCGCTGGTCAGCGTGACGTACGCCGCAGGCGCAGGGACTATCGTCAATCGTGACGGCTTAACCTACGGCAACCGCTGGGTGAACAGCCGCCCCCAACCAGTGGCGGGCGACGTCTCGCCGTGGCTGCGCCATGTCGAGCGATTGATCCCCGAGGAGTTCGAGCGTGAGCACCTGCTGAACGCGCTGGCGCATAAGGTGCAGTTCCCCGGCCATAAGATCAATCACGCGATCTTGATGGGCGGCACGCACGGCTCGGGCAAGGACACCATGTTCGCGCCGTTCTTTTGGGCGATTGGCGGTGACGCCAAGCGCAACTGTTCGCTGGTGAAAAACGAGGACCTGACGTCTCAGTGGGGTTACGCGCTTGAGTGTGAAGTGATGGAAATCGCTGAACTGCGCCAGGCTGACGCCAAGGACCGCCGCGCGCTGGAGAACACCCTTAAGCCTATCATCGCCGCCCCGCCTGAACTGTTGACCATTAACCGCAAGGGCCTGCACCCGTACTACGCCCTAAACCGGGTCTTCGTGGTGGCTTTCTCGAATGAACGTGTCGCCATTTCGCTGCCCTCAGAGGACCGCCGTTGGTTTGTCCTTTGGTCAGAAGCCCCCCGCCTAACTGAGCGTGAGGCGCTGGCGCTGTGGAATTGGTACAAGAACCAAAACGGGTTCCAAGCGGTCGCCCATTACCTGCACACCCGTGACGTGAGCGCATGGAACCCGTCCGCACCGCCGCCCGTAACTGAGGCCAAGCAGATCATGATCGAGCATGGCATGAGCACCGCCGAGGCGTTTATCGTGGACATGCTGCGCCGCAAGTCCGGCGAATTCGCCCGAGGCGTGATTGGTTCACCCTTCCACGCGCTGTGCGACCGTTTGCAGGGCCTGGCCCCGCAGGGTGTGAAGGTTGTCCAGGGCGCGCTATTGCATGCAATCAAGGAAGCGGGCTGGATAGACTGCGGTCGCCTGATGTCGCGTGACCTAACCACCAAGAAACATGTTTTTTGCGCGCCTGATATGGTGGGCACTGCAAAATCCGAGCTTAGGCGCATGGCCGAGACACCATAAAAAAGGGCCCCTAGTGGGCCCTCTTGGTTAGTATGCGCAAAACTAGCGCCAGGCATGCGTAAATCATTCGATGGATTCCTCAACGCAAACCGGAAACTGAGGGTCATAACCCACGGGTGTACGGTTTAAACCGGGTTCTATCGCGCAGGGAACCAAGTGCAAGCGCGCGCGGTTTAATGCGACGTAAGCCGTCACATAATCGGACGTAAGCATGCATTCAGGGTTAAATTTCGGATAGTCGCGCTTGCTGCTATTGTGCTTATCGATGCCCTTCGGCCGCTCGAGCTTCGCGCCGCGCTTGCCCTTCGATTTGTCGATTGTGGCCAATAAATCGTGGATCGCTGGCGCGTTTTCGGGTTTGACTGTAAACGTCGCGCGGCCGTGGGTGATTGTGATCATTTGAGGGTCTCCAAGTATTGAGCGACGGTGCGCCCGGTTAAAAAAGCATGCTCGGCGCTGGGCATGTCAATCGGCGCGTTATCGGTCGCGTCGGCCAGGTCGATAAGCCACTGCCAGAATTCTTTTACTCGCATGGGATGAAATCCTGCAAATCAGCGGCCATTGTGGAATATGGCCCGGTTTTGAAGAGCGCGTAGTACGCGTGCCAGATTTCCATTAGTTGGACCGGCCTGCCCTTGTAATGGCCGCGCGCGCCAGGCTTTGGCCACGTTTCCCGCGTGGGGTATCGGTCCGGCGCTGGATTGTGCTTGTAACCGGGGATCATAGATCTAACCCCGAAACCCGAAAACAGCGGCCGTCGCGCATGCGCTCCACGTCTAACGTGTAGCGGCCATGCCTGGCTAGTATGCGACAGCGCTCCGGCCGTCCGAACAATTCGAGAATGACAATTGATTTTTTCATGTGGCCACCTTTAAACGGATTACTTTCCCCATGCGCGCGCCATGAGCGGGATATGCGATAACCGGCACGTCTTTGGAATAGCAGGCCCGGCAACCCGAGCATTTACCCTCATGTTCATAAGCCCGGCACAATGTGACCATGGCCGGATTGACGCGCGAATCAGGCACAATGACGGATCCATGCAAGCCAGGGATATATTCGCCAGTGACGCTATCGGCGGAAAAGCGCACGCTGACATTGTCCAGCGCTTTCATTTGCTCGAGCACTTGGCGGAACTTCGGGAATTTATACATCCGCGTTGGCAACCAATGCTTCACCCAGGGCGTGCGCTGCATAACCTCGAGCACTTTTTCCGCCAGGGCGAGGGAATAAAGGTCGCCGCTATCGAGCCACCGGAAATAGCGGTCGCGCTCGAGTTCTTGGACCATATCGTCGACCCAGTTCAGGCGCTGCCAGTCCAGGCGGTTGAATTCGCGCGGCGCTTTCACGTTGGCGAAAACGTAATTCCCCGTCGTGGCATAACATCCCTTGCACGCATCGACCAGCACGCCTGGCGCTTCGAGCGAGCCTGGGCAGGTGTCCAGCGCCTGCAAAGACCATGAGCGGATCCCGTCCAGCTTAGAAGTGACAGATATTTTTGGCATGTTCAAGTCCCATAAAAGTAGAAGAACATGGCGAAGGGCGCGCCGATGCATGCGGCGAATAGCAGCGCGTCGATGATTTCGGATAATTTCATGATGGATCCTTTAGTTGGGGACCGTGGTCCCCGTGGTTTGGTTAGCAGATGAATTCAGGGTGGCCAGTGACGCCCATTTGAGCGGCCAGGGCGCGCAGCGCGGTAGCGCTCTTATTGGTGCGAGCGGCGCGGATCAGCGCGGACAATGCACGCGCTGCGAAGTCGTCGCCCAGGCCTGCGGCGTGGAATTGTTGGATCTTTTGGACTTCGCGGATTTCGGACTTGTTCATGGTGGACCTTACTGTAGTGAATGCTGCAATTGTTTTGCAGTGATGCTATTGTAAGTGATTTCCGCCCACTATTTTCTAGGTGTTTACCCTTAGTGATAGTAGCGTGATAGTAGCGCGTAGTCGCGCGCATGACTACGCGGCGAGCGCCTATCCATGCGGGTTTCGGGGCATGTTAGTCATGTAGTCATTATTTTATAAATTTTATGTAATGGATATATATATAAGGGAAAACGGCCAAGAACACCCGCACGCCAAAAATACGCTGCGGTGGTTTGGTGGCTAAAATCTACATGACTACATGACTACATGACTAACACTATGGTTAGACCCTGCAAGTTAGACACCGTCGAATTTAGGCGCAGACTTCGCGACCCCGAGCGCGCTATCCTGCTAAGCGCTGGCGCTGGCGATTTGAGCCAGGGTTTTTATTTCATGCTCGAGATTTACGCGCATTTGCATGCGCAAGGTTTCCGGCCTGGCGATAACGTCGACGATATCGGTTTAGTGCATAATAAGAATGAGTTATCAATAGCATTAGATCCTGGCCGCGCTGGCCGTTAGACCCTGGCCGCGCTGGCCGTTAGACCCTGGCCGCGCTGGCCGTTAGGTACCCGGATAAAGGACCTTCTCCCTTCCATCCACTCGCACGCAGCTTCGAGCCGCCCAGCTTCGAGCCGCCCAGCTTTAAGCCTCAAGCAGTTTGGTCGCGATAGCCTAAAGCAATGGTTCTTTGTGGCTGGTTGACAAAAGCTATGGGGGGGGAGGGGTCTGGCTGTTAGACAAAAAGTTACAGGTGCCTCCCAGATTCCCAAAAAGCAAAACGGCCAAAACGGGCACACGGTCCAGCGGTAGAAAAAAAAAAGACTATTTGACCTACAATCGCGCTAACTTCCGAAAGGGTAAAAGATGCCAGAACCGAAAAAGCGCGGGCGACCGCTAAAGATGACGATCCAGAGGTACGCAGAGAACCCGCCTGCGGTGCTGCCGAAGACGGATCACCAACGCATCAAGGAACTGAAAGAGCTGATGATCCGGTCTGGCGGCAAGGACGTCGCGGAGAAGGTCATCCAGATTGCGCTCAACGATGACCACCCTGGTCAGATGGCGGCGCTGAAGATGTGCATGGACAGGACGCTGCCAATAGGTATGTTCGAGAAGGACAAGAGCCAGCGCAGCGCCATCACGATCAACATCACGGGTCTGGGCGAGACGCCAAAAATAGACAGCCTAAATCCTGCTGAAGATGTAGAATATAGGCAAGCCGACTCGTGAGAGCTTTTAGCGCGTTTTGGGGTGCGCGTGGCTGGACACCCCGATCCTTCTAAAAGAGGCCAACATGACAAAAGCAGCAGAACGCGCTCAAGCGAAAGCGCTTGGCGAGCGTTTTTACACCACAAGCAAGCCCTGCAAACGCGGGCATATATCTAAACGATACACAGCGAAAGGCACTTGCTGCGAGTGCATGGCTGTTGACTTTGAATTGAAAAAAGAAGCGCGTCTTAACCAGATGCGATCAAATTACGAGTCCAAAAAATCGCACTATTCGGAAAGGATGGTGCTTTGGCGCTCCGAAAATAAGCACAAACAAGCGGTTTACTCCGCTAAAAAAAGGTCTGAGCTGTTGCTGCGGACACCAAAATGGTTAGACGCTGGCGCATTTGAGCAGATTGAAGAATACTATTTCACCGCGCATATGCTTGGTATGCACACGGGCGAGCACTATCATGTTGATCACATAGTGCCTTTACGGGGCAAGTTAGTAAGTGGGCTGCATGTTCCGTGGAACTTACAAGTCTTGACCAAAGTTGACAACCAGCGAAAGAAAAACAAATTCCATGTCTGACCTTAATTTTCAACTGTTACCGTGGCAACAAGAAGTTTATCTAGACCCTCATCGATTTAAAGTCATTGCCGCTGGGCGTCGATGTGGAAAAAGTAGGCTAGCGGCAACAACTCTTATTGTTGAAAGCCTAAAGTGCCCGCCTGGCTCTGCGGTGCTTTATGTGTCTCCAACAATGGGGCAGTCGAGGCAAATTGTATGGGACTTGCTGCTCGACCTCGGACGGGAGGTGATCCAGTCGAGCCACGTGAACAACTTGGACATCACGATGGTCAACGGAGCGCGTATCTACGTCAGGGGCGCGGACCGTCCGGACACGCTGCGCGGGGTAAGTCTGACGTATGCGGTTTTGGACGAGGTGGCCGACATCAAGCCAGAGGCGTGGGAGCAGGTTATCAGGGCCAGCTTGTCAGACAGGAAGGGCCGAGGGATGTTCATCGGCACGCCAAAGGGGCGCAACTGGTTTCACGACCTGTGGAAGCTGGGGCAAGACGATCAGGACAGCGACTGGAAGAGCTGGCACTTCACCACGCAAGACAACCCGCTGATCGACCCGACGGAGATCGAGGCAGCGAAAAAGACCCTCAGCTCGTTTGCGTTCAAACAGGAATTCTTGGCCAGCTTCAGCAACGCTGGCGCCGACGTCTTCAAAGAGGAGTGGCTGAAATACGGCGAAGAGCCGGATTACGGCAGCTACTTCGTGGCGGTGGACTTGGCTGGGTTTGAAGAAGTGGCCAAACAGGCGGCCAATAGCAAGAAAAGGCTGGACGAGTCAGCCATTGCGGTGGTCAAGGTGACGGACGACGGCAAGTGGTTTGTTAAAGAGATCGAGCACGGACGTTGGGATATCCGAGCCACGGCGTCGAAAATCCTTAAAGTCATGCGCGATTACAGACCATTAAGTGTAGGTATAGAACGTGGTGCTCTTAAGAACGCGGTGCTCCCCTACCTATCGGACCTCATGCGAAAAAACAATGTCTATTCGCATATTGTGGACTTAACACATGGCAATAGAAAAAAGACCGACCGCGTCATTTGGTCGTTGCAAGGCCGATTTGAACACGGTAGAATTATCCTAAATAGCGAGGAAAATTGGGACACATTTGTGGACCAGCTTTTGCTATTCCCCTCTCAAGGGGTACACGACGACCTACCCGACGCCCTGTCATATATTGACCAGCTCGCGGTGACGTCTTACTTTGAAGACGCGGATGATGACGAATGGACCCCGCTCGATATAATCGCGGGGGTATAGCCACCGACATAGGGGTCAAAAATGGATCAAAATGAGTTCGATCAGCCGACAGAAAACGACAAGGAACTGACGGCGTTCGTCGTTGATCATTGCCAGCGTTGGAGAGACTGGCGCGACACCAACTATCTCGACAAGTATCTTGAATTCGAAAGGATTTTCCGCGGCGAATGGGCAGCGGAAGACAAGACTCGCGACAGCGAACGGTCCAGAATCGTCACACCCTCCACTCAGCAGGCTGTAGAGACGCGACATGCAGAAATTCTCGAGGCCATCTTCGGGCAAGGCGACTTTTTCGACATCGAAGACGACCTGCGGGATGTAAACCAGAACCCGATTGACGTTGAGCAGCTCAAAGCGCAGCTCATGGAGGACTTCAAGCAGGACAAGATCAGAAAATCGATCGATCAGATCGAGTTGATGGCCGAAATCTACGGCACTGGCATCGGCGAGATCATTGTCAAGACGGAAAAGATTTTCGAGCCTGCCACTCAGGCGATTCCAGGGCAACCCGGCCAAGCGGCCATCGGTGTGGTCGAGAAAAGCCGCATCGCGGTCAAGATCATGCCCATCAACCCCAAGAATTTCTTGTTCGACCCCAACGGCACGTCTGTGGACGACTGCATGGGCGTGGCGATTGAGTCGTATGTGGGCATCCACAAGATCGTCGAGGGCATCGAAAAGGGTATCTACCGCAAGGTGAACATCCAGCCAGCCGCTGAGGACACCGATCTGGAGCCAACTCAAGAGCTGAGTCAGTACCGCGACGAAAAAGTGCTGCTGTTGAAGTACTACGGCCTGGTGCCACGCGAGTATCTGACAGAGAACGACGATGAGGTTGAGGACTTGTTCCCCGATGACTCGGCGGCTGAGGACTATTCGGACATGGTGGAGGCGATTGTCGTCATCGCCAACGGCGGTTTGCTGCTCAAAGCCGAAGAAAACCCCTACATGATGAAGGACCGCCCGGTCCTGAGCTACCAAGACGACACTGTGCCCAACCGTTTGCTCGGTCGCGGCACGGTGGAGAAGTCTTACAACATGCAAAAGGCGATTGACGCTCAGGTCAGGAGCCATTTGGACAGTCTGGCGCTGACAACCAGCCCCATGATGGGCATGGACGCGACCCGGCTGCCGCGCGGCGCTCGGTTTGAGGTCAAGCCAGGCAAAGCGTTCATGGTCAACGGCAACCCAGCCGAGATTTTGTACCCATTCAAGTTCGGCGAGACGAGTTTGAACAACCTGAACACGGCCAAAGAGTTCGAGCGTATGCTCTTGCAAGCCACTGGCACGCTGGACAGCCAAGGCATGGTCAGCCAAGTCAGCCGAGACGGTGCGGGCATGAGCATGGCGGTGGCCACGATCATCAAGAAGTACAAGCGCACGCTGGTCAACTTCCAAGAGGACTTCCTGATCCCGTTTATCCAAAAAGCGGCGTTCAGGTACATGCAGTTCGACCCTGAGCGCTATCCAAGCGTGGACATGAAGTTCGTGCCAACAGCCACGCTGGGCATCATCGCCCGCGAGTACGAGCAGCAGCAGTTCATCGGTCTGTTGCAGACACTGGGGCCAAACACTCCAGTGCTGCCGCTGATCTTGAAGGGCATCTTGGGCAACTCCAGCCTGAGCAACCGCTACGAGCTGATGGCAGCGCTCGATCAGATGAGCCAGCCAGACCCACAAGCCCAGCAGATGCAGGAAGTGCAGCAGCAGTTGGCACTGCAAGCGGCTCAGGCTCAGATTGCGGTCAACACGACGCAAGCCGAGCAGAACCGGGCAGAGGCGCAAAAGCTGCTGACCGAAGCGCAACTCATGCCGCAAGAAGTGCAGGCCAAGGTGATCTCGGCAACAACGAAAAACCTGCCGACAGGCAACGAGTCGGCTGAGTTCGACAAACGGGTCAAGATCGCGGAACTGATGCTCAAGGAAGAGGACATCAAGAACAAAGGCAAGATCGTCGAGATGCAGATGGCTGACAAAGCCAATCAGCGGTCAAAAGACGAGAATTTCCTTAAAAGCATCATAGGCGACTGATGGACGCCAAGAAAATCCTGCTGTCTGGCGCATCAACCGAAGCAAAACTGGCGGCTATCGCCATTTTGCTCGGTAAAGAGCTGCCTGAAATCCGCGCAAAAGTCTACGAAGTCGAGAAGCTGCAAGGCCCACAGGGTGAGCCTGGCAAAGACGGTAAAGACGGCATTGTGGGTAGGGACGGGGCCGACGGTCGTGACGGCAAAGATGGCCGCGACGGCAAGGACGGCGTTGACGGTGAAGATGGAGACACAGGCGTCTCTATCGTAGGCGCTAAGATCGACTTTGACGGCTCTTTGGTCCTGACGTTTTCTGATGGCACTGTCACCAACGTCGGTGAGGTGGTCGGTGAGCGCGGTGCTCCAGGTTTAACCGGTATTCAAGGCGCGACTGGCCCAACGGGACCGCGAGGCAATACCGGCCTAACAGGCCCAACAGGTCCCACGGGCGCTCAAGGCCCGACGGGAGCGACGGGCGCTACAGGTAGCCAAGGGCCACAAGGTGCTGTCGGCCCAACTGGGCCGCAAGGCGTTCAGGGTATACAAGGTATACAGGGCGAGCAAGGAATCCAAGGCCCGACGGGTCCTGTTGGGGCTACTGGCCCTACCGGAAGCACGGGACTGACAGGAGCTACTGGCCCAACGGGTGCTACAGGTACGACTGGCCCGACTGGCCCAACAGGCCCGACAGGCGCACAAGGTCAAGGCATCCAGATTAAGGGGGCGGTTCCTACTGTTGGCGATTTGCCATCATCAGGAAATACACCTGGCGACGCCTATATTGTCGAATCCAATGGCAATCTCTATGTTTGGGACGGCTCGGCTTGGACCGATGCTGGTCAGTTAGTTGGACCGACCGGTCCAACAGGAGCGACTGGCCTAACTGGGGCTACTGGACCGACAGGGCCAACTGGCTCTACTGGAGCAACAGGTGCCACTGGTGCCGTAGGCCCAACAGGGCCAACAGGTTTGACAGGTCCGACCGGGCCGCAGGGTAATATCGGGCCTACAGGACCACAAGGTATCCAAGGTATCCAAGGTATCCAGGGCATCCAAGGGCCGACCGGCCCAACAGGGGTTCAAGGGCCAACTGGACCGACAGGAGCCACAGGACCAACAGGCGCGGCTGGCGCGGGTTTGCTTAACCTTGATGGTGGGTATCCAAACAGCGTGTACGGCGGCGTTAACCCAATAGATGCAGGTGGTGTGTAATGACAGTTCAGATTCAAATACGCAGAGGAACCGCCTCCACTTGGTCGTCGGTTAACCCGCTGTTGGCAGAGGGCGAGCTTGGTATCGAGCTGGACACCGACAAGTTCAAGATCGGCAACGGCACGGACAACTGGAATACGCTGCCCTACGCTACGGGGGTTCAAGGCCCAACAGGTCCCACTGGCCCCACTGGCCCCACAGGAGCCGCCTCTACAGTTGCAGGCCCAACCGGGCCTACTGGCTTAACAGGAGCTACAGGCCCGACAGGTCCAACAGGCGCAGATTCGACAGTCCCTGGTCCGACAGGTCCAACTGGAGCCACCGGCTTGACTGGCCCAACCGGCCCCACAGGTGCTACGGGCCTGACGGGTGCAACTGGGCCAACAGGGGCTACTGGTCTTACTGGCCCGACTGGCCCTACAGGAGATACCGGCGCGGCAGGCCCTACTGGACCGACAGGGCCGCAAGGCGTTGCTGGACCTACTGGTCCTACAGGAGCCACGGGTCTTACTGGTGACACCGGCCCAACAGGTCCAACTGGAGCCACAGGTTTAACTGGACCGACCGGGGCCACAGGCTTGACCGGACCCACGGGGCCGACAGGGGACACAGGTTTGACAGGGCCAACCGGACCGACCGGACCCACAGGCCCAAGTATTACGGTTCAGGATGAAGGATCAACACTGACAACAGCGTTGACCAGCTTGAACTTTACAGGCGCTGGAGTCACAGCCACAAACACGGGCGGCGCTGTTACAGTGGCTGTTACTGGCGGTGGTGGTGGCACTTCATCACCTATCCCCAAATTACAATCTTTGTCAATCGGAGCAATGTAAATGGCACAGAACACAAACCCTATTTTTCCGCTAATCCCTGTCAACGCTTGGGT